CTGAGCAAGTGCTCCCCGCATGGCCGAGACTACCACATGCAGGGACCGGATGCCATCGCCATAGCCATTCGCCAGCACATCAGCAGGATGCAGCGCCTTGCTGACATCAGCACCGAACTGATGACCATATCTCTTGCCGTTGCTGATCAGCGGTAAGTGTTAGCAACTTTTTTCGGTAGGTACAAACTTTTTCGTACCTTTGTCACTCAACCAACGGGGGGAGCGCATCCTCAACGCTCAACACAATCATCAGTAGTACCATGACAACTTTCGAACAGACCTTCGAACTTCTCGATCGCACCGGGCTCAACTGGACCGTCAACAAGCTGCCCCTGTACGGGCCTGACGGGCAGAAGACCAACAGCTACGGCATCTTCCGCAACGAGACCAACCAGCACCTCGGCACCGTCGGCCCACGCTATGTGCCCATGCAGAACCACGAGCTGGCAGAGACCATCATCGACGCATGTGAGGGGGTCGGGATTCAGGCAACGAAAGGTGGGTTCTTTGACGGTGGCCGCAAGGTCTACTTCCAAGCGGCTCTGCCTGACGTGGTCATCGACCGCTCCCCGCTCAAGCGTTTCATCACGGGCATCAACTCCCACGATGGCAGCACGTCCATCGGGTTCGGCTCCACCAACATCAACACCGTGTGCATCAACACGTTCCACATGGCGTACAGGGATGGGGCGATGACCAAGTACCGCCACGGGGCCAGCGCATTGGAGCGCATCAAAACTGCGATGATGCAGATCAAGGCCACGATGGCGTCAGACCAATTGCTCATGGACAAGTTCTCCCGCATGGCCGATGCCAAGTTGACCGAGGAGGCAACGCAGGCCATCCTGACCACCATCTTCAAGAAGGGCTTCGGCCTCGAGCCCAAGGACGAGTTGTCCACCCGCCGCAAGAACCAGCTGATCGGCCTCAACAACTCCATGGAGAAGGAGATTGTTGACCAAGGGGCCACCCTGTGGGGGCTGTTCAACGGCGTGACCCGCTACACCAACCACGTTGCTGCACCCGCCGGGCAGAAAGAAGAGTATGTGATGGACGGCGCTGGCTACGACCTCAACCTCGTGGCCTTCGACACGGTGATGGAGTGGATCGAGAAGCACACGGCCAAGCAGTACGTTCTCGCCTGATCACAACCAACGATAACCGCCCCCGGCAATCGGGCCGGGGGCATAACACTGAATCAATCAACAACCATGGAAATGCAGACACACACCTTTCGGCCCATCGTTGACGGCAACGCCTTCGACCTGACGCGCTACCGCGTGAGCATCCACCAGTACAGCAAGGACATTGTGCCGGGGGTCATGCTTTCGTTCGGAATCCCGGGCGCAGATATTACAATGCACAGCGTCAGCGTAGATGACCTTCGCAAGTTGGCGTTCATGTTCGGGGCCATGGCAGAGGACATGGAGCGCGTCAAAGAAGAACAACAAAACACAACAAAGCAATGAGCGCCCCCACCATCGATGAGTACGGAACCAAGCGTTACTTCAACGAGCAGGGCCAGCTACACCGCACTGATGGGCCTGCCGTAGAGTATGCCGATGGCACCAAGGCGTGGTACGTCAACGACAAGCTACACCGCACGGACGGGCCTGCCTATGAGTGGGCCGATGGCAGCAAGTCGTGGTACGTCAACGGCAAGCTACACCGCACGGACGGGCCTGCCTGTGAGTATGCCGATGGCGGCAAGTCGTGGTGGGTTAACGACCAGCGTCACCGCCCCGATGGACCTGCTGTCGAATGGGCTGATGGCAGCAAGTCGTGGTGCGTCAACGGCCAGTACCTGACCGAGGAGCAATTCAACGCCCAGTACGGCCAGCAGCAGCCATCGCTCGACATCACCCTCATTATCAACGGAGAAACATACAAACTGACCAAGCAATGAGCACCCCAATCATAGGCGAGTACGGCAACAAGTGGTACTACAACAAGCAGGGACAGCTACACCGCACGGATGGGCCTGCCATCGAGTGGGTCGATGGCAACAAGTCGTGGTACGTCAACGGCCAGCTCCACCGCCCCGATGGACCTGCCGTTGAGTGGGATGATGGCGACAAAGAGTGGTGGGTCAACGGCAAGCTACACCGCACGGACGGGCCTGCCTATGAGTGGGCCGATGGCAGCAAGGCGTGGTACGTCAACGGCCAGCGTCACCGCCCCGATGGACCTGCTATTGAGTGGGCTCATGGCAGCAAGGAGTGGTGGGTCAACGGCCAGCAACTGACCGAGGCGGAGTTCAACGCCCGCTACGGCCAGCAGCCATCGCTCGATGGCGCCACCATCATCATCAACGGAGAAACATACAAACTGACCAAGCAATGAGCAACGACACCGACCTTCTTTACCGTGAGCATCTGTACCAGCGCCAGCAGATTGTTGAGCGTATGAACGATGCGACCATGAAGCTGCTGCTGTACTGCAACGCAGACGATGCGTATGGGTACAAGCGTTACTGCAACCAGATCCGAAGGGTGCAGCTACTTTCCTCTGCACTACATGCACATGAATTTGCGGAAAGTGCATAGTTCTTCGTACCTTGGCAGCCCAATGGCCACCAAGAAGTACGACCAGCGACTGGTGGACCGGGTGCGCCTGCTTCGTCAGGGCCTCGGCCCGCAGCCACTCGCACAACTTTGGTCGGTGTCTCCGGAGCTTCAAGATGAAGCGCCCAAGTACCGCAGGATACTCTGCTACAAGTGCTACCCCGGGGACAGGGGCCACGTAGAGAAACTCGAACAAGCAAGAACCAAACTGATGAAAGCACGCCATGTATAGGATGTATTGGAAGAACAAGAAGAACCCCGATGAGCAAGGGGAGGGGCGGGCTGTCGGCAAAGAAGACAGCGCGTTCAAGCTCTGCAAGAAGCACAACGAACTTTTCCCCAAGTACCATCACTGGTACGAATTCGACGAGAAACAACAACAAAAACAACTGAAAAATGAGCAAGCGTGAGGTAATCAGCATTGACGGAATTGATTATATCCGTCGAGATAGCGTAAAGCAATCGGCCCCGATCGGCGACGTGAGGATCATAGTAGCAGATCGCGGATGGGTGTTTGTTGGCAACTGCCAAGACCACCAAGATGGTTCTGTGACGATCACCAACTGCCGAAACATCCGGCAATGGGGAACCTCGGAGGGGTTGGGTCAGTTGATTAACGGGCCTATGCCCGGAACCAAGGCAGATGCATACGGAACAGTACGATGCACGCCGATTGTTACGATCGCCGTTAATAAGGGCTGGTAATGGCATCGGATAAACACCTTCTGATTCGCTACGGCAACGGCGACGGCTACGGCTACGGCTACAGCTACGGCTACGGCTACGGCTACGGCTACGGCGACGGCTACGGCGACGGCTACGGCTACAGCTACAGCGACGGCGACGGCTACGGCTACGGCTACGGCTACAGCGACGGCGACGGCTACGGCTACGGCTACGGCTACGGCAACGGCGACGGCTACGGAGACGGCAACTAATCAAAAACAAACAACACAAAATGGCACGAGGAACCAACAACGACAAGGGCAGCGCCACCTACCTGCGCATTGCAGATGGCAAGATCGTGGAGGAGGTGGACAAGAACACAATCGGTGCTGTATCGCGAACGACCAAGCCCAGCGACGAACACCCCGAAGGTCGTGAGGTGTGGGAGCGCAGGGATAGCTACCTTGAGGGGGTGGTCACATCCATGTGGCGCAAGGAGCGCGAGTACAAGGGCGACATCAACCGCTCTCTGGTACTGCGCATCAGTGATGTGGGCGAGAACTGCCAGCTTGAGATCAAGGAAGGTGGCCGGTACTGGTCGTCGTTCATGCTTCGCCTGCCGAACATGGACCTGACCAAGCCCATTCGCATTGCGCCGTATGACTTCACCGACAAGGAGGGCAAGCGCGTCATCGGTCTGAATGTGTTCCAAGGGGATGTGAAGGTCGCCCCCAAGTGGGACAAGAACAACCCCGGAGACCTGCCCCAAGGCCGCAAAGTCCGCGTCAACGGCAAGGATGTGTGGGACTTCGAAGAGAGGGACCAGTACCTGATCAAGGTAATGGAGAAGATTGCCGCAGGTCTCAAGGAAAAGGACAACGCTATCGCCGCTACGTCAGGCGAGCCAGTTGCGTCCAAGGTCGATGACGATGACGATCTTCCCTTCTGATGGACCCCAAGCACTACATACAAGACCTTGCCACCAAAGCGGTGGAAGGCTTGACAGACCCAGCCGATACGTATCTTAGCCTGTACACCCTGCGCAAGACCCTCGATGAATGCATCGAGCTGGTCAAGACAGCAGCGGTGGACGAGGTAAGCAAGTATGGCAAGGAGGGGTTCAGCAAGGACGGGTACAGACTGGTGGCACAAGCTTCTGCCGGGCGCTGGGACTACAAAGGCGTGGCAAAGCACCGTGAACTACAGTCTCAGCTCAAGGCTGTTGAGGCGCTGGCTCAGGCGGCGCAGAAAACAGGCGCGTCAATCGCCGACGAGAACGGAGTCCTGATCGAGCCCGCCTACTTCAAGGCAGGGGATACCACAATTGTCTGCACCAAGAACAAGTAAACCAAGCAACATGATCATCGACAAGAACATCCC